TCAATGCAGTTTGTCCCCAGCCACTGTCACCCGACCCAGTACTCCAAATCGCATTCAGATTGTTCCGAAACGTATTATAGTCTGCTGCCTGAATTAATCCGCCTACTGAGTATGTCATATTGATATCTTATTATTTTATTGTCACAATGACTTCTACAGTGCCCTAGTGAATATTAAGTTATATTTAAACTACGCTGGCCGCGACTGTTGGAGTTCCCCAGGTATTAGCTAATCCCTGTGCAGTTGACGGTGGAACAAAACGACACAACACAGCGGGTGCTGTTCCAAATGCAGTAAATGGGCTTGTGGTAGCAGTTCCACCACTGATTCCAGTTTGCTGAAATTGTGCGGATTGAAACCAGGTGGTCGTTAGCCGCAATACTGTTGAGCTTGACAAGACTTGTGCAGTTACACTGATAAAACTAGAGCTATAAGGGTATACCGAATTATTTAATTGAAACAATGTGGTTGCACCTGCACCACTAGTAAGTGAATACCATCCGGTTGTGGTCAAATTTGGACTTGGTGTTCCTGATCCACCTATTCTTGTGAATCCTGTGTAAGTAACACCTGCAATAACTTGATTTGCATTGTTGACTCTACCACTTACATACAAAGCACCCACAGTGGATACAAATGTATTCCAATCAGGATCTATGTCAGTGCTGTTTGAGGATTTGCTCATATCCAAACGTACCAGGCCTCCGGCATTCCAGAAATATCTAGCTTGAGCAGCACTAGGAAATGTTACATCATGTGTCCAGGTAATTGTCCAGCCGCTGGTACCCGGAACACCAGTATCGGTAGTTTTGGAAGTAGAACCAGTCCAGGTTGAACTAGTAGTTCCTGAACTGGTTGCATATCCGCGTCTGGTCGTGACACTGGTAATATCTGTGGCCACATTGGACAACACCGCAACAATATCACCGGTGACCGGTGCTGTTCGCGAAGTCAATGTGGTGGTGGTTTGGCTGCCTGCTGTGGTCAGAGTGTTGACTAAGCTGGACCAATTGGTAGCAGTTACTACTGTATTAGCAGTTACACCACTCAATGCAGTTTGCCCCCACCCGCTGTCAGTTGAGCCAGTACTCCAGATGGCGTTGAGATTGGTCTGAAACGTATTATAGTCTGCTGCCTGGACTAATCCGCCTACTGAGTATGTCATATTGATATCCTATTATTTTATTGTCACAATGGCTTCTACAGTGCCCATACCAGTGGTAGTTTTTTCAGATAGAGCACGCCCTATTACATTGAATGCTGTTGCTTCACCAGCAAATGCAGCACGGGCCATACCGTCACCTGCAGAGATCAATCGATCACCTCTGTTTACTACACCTGTTACCATTACTGGCACACGACCTGTCATGGCCACTGGAGGATGTGTATCGTCATCACCTGCACCACCGTTCATGGTAAATGCAGGACGAGTAGAAATAACGCCAAACACTTTGTCGCTAGCATCCATTAGTACTCGTGTGATTTCTGCAGATCCGCCCAGTTCAACCACAGTACCCGGTTGATAAATTTCATCAGCAGCAAAACGTTCAGCAACGTCGGCATACAATGCTGTAGTAGCTTGTGCAAACACTTTATTAAAGTAACTGCTACTAGATCCAATATTACCCACACCATTGCCTGCACCATTTATAATTGCATCAGCACCTCCTGCTGTGTTCACAGTAGTTGATCCACGGATCGTGGTCATGTTATTAGCACCGTACATGGTTACCATGGTGGTAGTAACTCCACCATCGTTGATTTGAATTATCAAATTACCATCAGCAGTTTGATTACGCAAAAACACATCTGATCCAGTAACCGACGCTCTAAAATCAGAATTTACACCAACTGAAAGTCCAGTATCATTCGCAATAGTCAATGTGCCCGACATGCTTTGGTTATTAGAAGTGGCCACAAATCCTGAAGATGCTATTCCGCCTAGGAAATTGGCGTTGTTGGCTGTGCCCTGGAACAAAGGTGTTACACCTGAAATTGGCCCAGACATTGTCAAACCCGGTTGTACAGTCTTGGCGCCAGTCCAGCCGCCACCTGCTGGGGGTACAGCAGGAGTATATGCAGCATCCTTGCTAAAAATACCCACAACTGCATCAGCAACATACATTTCCACAGCCACATGACTTACAGCATTGGTGTCAGTAATTGTGGTAACGATAGCACCACTCACTCCTGTGTTACCAGTATAAGCTGGGCCTACCAAGATCCAGGCAGCACCACTGTATACATTAAGTTGAGCATTAACACTGTCGTACCATAAATCACCAGCTACATTTGACACTGAAGGAGCAGTTGAGCTAGCAGTGGCGCCTGATATAACTTTGAATGTTGATCCAGTGTATACTTTCATGGTACCAGTAGTTTGGTCGTACCATAATTGTCCTTGCAACGGTGCTCCAGGTGCTGTGGTATTGGCTCCGTTTTGTAATAAACGGATAATATTATCATTGATAAACTGTCCATACCCAGCATAGTTTTTACCCACTAGGGTCATGCTTGAGCTGGTGTTGATGGTACCGTCGGGTATTGTTGCGAACGTTGACCCATTGGTAAGAGTGATTGTATATGACATATTGTTTGCTCCGAATCTTATAGGTATTTATTACCTGTTAATCTACACATATTTATGCTGTGCTTAGGTTAGTCAAAGTCTGAATTCGTACAGTATAATCAATCTGTATCTGACGGTTTAGACTTTTTTGTACTGGGTGAAAAATCACATGTGTGAGCAAACGAAGATTTGTTGTGTCTCCGTTTACAGCTTTGAGTCCTAGCTCATCAAACACGTATTCACCATTGAAATTGGTTGAATTATCAAAAGGTTGTTGTCCTGGCGGTTCGCCGTAGTCCAACAAACAACTCACAAGAATATCAGTATACACCTGCCCTGACGTGTGCAATACTTGCAAGAAATTGTTAGTTACATCAGTATCAGCAACGGAATTGTCATCTACTACCTTGACAAAGGTCTCATTGTACAAATCTGCATTGATACCAGTGGTGTTAGGCGGCAAATATGTAATTACACCAGTGGGATCAACAGAACTTCCTCCGTTGCCAAATGCCATGGCATAAATCCAGCCGCCACCTTGCGCTAGAGTTCTATTGCTTAGTGTCTGGGCTAGAGAAATACTCATGTTTTCATAGTGTATACTATTATCTTTATCAACAAGCACCTGTGGATTTTGTTTGTCAGTTACATCTGTAATTTTAATATGTCCTTTAACAATAGGACCGAATGTATTAATAAGCATTTTTTTGTCTTCCACCTTTACCGCTACCGTATTTGACTGATTTCCATCCGTTTTTAGAATAATAAATGTTGCCAAATGATAAATTATTTTTGCGACAAAATTCTCGCAAACCTTTAACTTTAACTATTTCCCCATTGGGATAATGTATTTCCCATTCCAATGCATTAGGATTATTTTTTCCATCTGCATCTTTAGCCTCAACAATATTGTTACTTACAGAAAAATCCATAGCATATTTGGTTAATTCTTCTTTGCTATTGAATTTTTGATACCAAATTGTAGATACGTCATTACCATGTATAGCTAAATGATTTTTCCAATATGACCCAGATCCTAAGTAGGTTACTGGGTCAGTATTATCTGTTTTTCCAAAATATTTTAACCCAGTTTTATTATGTTGTTTAATATATAAACTGGTCATGCTTGTTTCTCCACAAATACTTGTTTGGTCACAGGATCAGAGATTTTTAAAAATCCTGAAACTGCAATAGCACCACGCTCGTCTGGGCGAGTGATAGGTGCAGGTTGGGGTGTCTGTGGTTTAATCTGCTGATTTTGCTGCATGATTTATTTACCTTAATTTTGTTCGCGGAAGAACCTTGCGGCGTCAGTTTGGGTAATTTGCAATGCTTGACCGTCTGACGGCTGCCCGTTTGCTGGTTGATACCATCCAAATCCTTGACGTACCAAGATAGAAACTTCATATCCAGCAGTGGGTGCCACATCAAATGTCACAGTAGCAGGTGCTACAGAATCCACAGTATATCCAGTATACACACGTATTCCAGCCACATATACCAGTATAGCTTGTTCAGCAAAACTCAATGTCAATGAACTCAAATCAATATTTGGTGCAGAGAATGTTGTGATTGTACCGTCAGCTAGTGTATTTGTATACACCACACGATCTTGATATTCAGCTGGTGCTAAGTTACCTCTACCTATGTTGTATACTATAGAATCTGCGTCATGTTCAGCTACTGCGGTACCTGCTGTGCCACGCAACAAACTGCTGACAGTATTGTTATTGGTATCACGCTCACGATACATAATACGTTCACCGTTTATAGTGATAACGCCCCAGATGTTTGCTTCCAAATCAGGTTGTGTCAATGCATCAGCATTGGCAACATAGATAATATCCTGATCTTTAAACAACTTCTGTACCAGTGTGGTTGTGGTATCTGGTGTCATTCTGTAAGTGGCTTGTACGCCTCGCATGTCTTGGAAAATTCTAAATTCCATTGCATCGGGTACTACTGAATCAGTAAACAACTGGGCCACAATAACTGTGGTTGTGCCAATTGGTCCACCATGCACTATTAGTTCTTCTCCTGAGATCAAATAATCATCACCGTAGAAAATACGGTTGCCGTTCTTGGTAACCCACATTCTAGTTGGATCTGTGACAATTCTACCCAGTTGGAAATTGTTAACAATGACTTGAATTCCTTCAGTATAATCAAAACTACCTGGATCGTTGGATACGGTTCCTGTATCAAAATCTGTACTGTCAAATGGCTCGTTAACCACTGCACCTTCAACTACAGGACCTTCCCATAGTAGAGTGACTATGTTTTGCTGTGTAGTATCGTTCCAGCTGGTAACCGACACCACATCGCCGTATAGCGGATAGAATCCACCAGTGGTGCGGAATACCAATTGATAATTGTCTAAACTGCTGCCATCATCGTATATCACATAGTCAGCTTTGGTAATAACACTGATCAACACTTGTGATCCAACTGGCGGAGCAATGGTAAAATCTACATATCGAGTGTCATTGCCTGTGTCGGGTTCTACAATGTAGTCAATACCCAGGGCTAGCTTTTGATTGTCTACATACACCAGCACATCGTTGTCACTTACTAATGCCAAACTGTATCCACCACGGTTGGGTAATGCATATCCAGAGCTGCCATCTGCAATATAGAATGCACCTTCAGGTGGTCTTGCGCGAATGCCGTTGACTTCTACTATCAAATTAGGAATGTTGGTACCTGACATAGAATTGTCAAGCTGGTAATCCAACTGCCCATAACTGGTAAAGTATTGTGTCTGTGGAGTGGACCAAGTGTAAGGCAATGATCCGTCAGTTTCCCCAATGGCTGTTACATTGATTTCATCCGTTGATGTATATGTGTTTGCAAACACAATATTTGTACTGCGATTGATGCCTGCACCGTATGTATAATCAGTTATCAATGTGCCATTCACAAAGATTGCCATATCAAATATTTCAGCATCAGCAACTGGAATATTCAAGAAGTTACCAACATCGGCTCCATTGAATACATTCTTGTACAATTGATTGCCGCCGCCAATGCCAAACACCGAAATAACCAATGTATCACCATTGGCTGCTGGAGGTGCGCTGACGCTGGGCACGATAGTCACAACATTGTTGACCCAATCAATGGTATATGCCACGTTTTGAGCAAGTTCACGACCTTGTGTTTGATTGGTCACCCGCACTTGTACTGGAGACGTTACAATGTTATCAAAACTCTGTGTGTATGCTGTGGTATTGTTATAGACCCATTTTGTAATTTTCCAAGCAAAACCATGGCCGTTGTTATCCCAGTCTGACCCTGGACGAGTATAAACACGGAAGTCAAGAGTATCAAATTCTGATCCAGGTACTAGTTCTTCAGGTGCGTGACTTTCGTAAGGGCCCACAAACTCGCCACCCACAACATTGATATCAGTAGGACGCAGTCCCAAGTAGATATCAAGGAATCTACTTTCGTAGATGGCATCTAAAATTCCTGGATCATATGTTGGCAAGCCTTCGGGACCATAAGCAATGTTATCAAATGGATTTATGTCAAAATTACCCACATCAAAACCAGTGTTTTGACCAAATGTTGGCGCACTGACTTGAACACCAGGGTAATTTATACCATCAATCAACAATCCCAGATCCAACCCTGGCTCGTTCACAGTAGGCACATATAGACCCATTGTACGGTCTACACCGCTCAGTGTAGCAGCGTTCACTAGTATCCATTGTTGTGGATCAAATGTATCTGATTCAACTCCGGTGGAGTCAGAACTATCCGCCGTCCACACACGATTATCATAACGTACCTGAGTACCGTTGTCATAGTTTACATTGGGTTCCCAATCCACAATGGTTGATACATATTGATATCTATCATATTTCATTGTGATGTTGAAACTGCGCACTAGGTTGTAATACTGTGTATCACCGTAGTCTGATGCAGTTGGATCTTGATCTTCGCCAACGCCTGGCCCAGCCATTACAGCTACCAACTGCCCGCCGGTGCCGTTGCCACCGCTGAGAGTGATCAATGCAGTAGTGGTGTACCCTACTCCTGGATTGTTTACTATCACACCAGTTAATTGTCCAAAACCGTTGATAGTCACTGTTAATTCAGCAGGAGTAATACAATCTCCTGTGACTATGGCCACAGGAGGAACAGTATATCCTGACCCAGCTGCTGCAACTGAAGCACCTACCACTGCCAGAGTGTAATTTTGATACCAGAAACTCCAAGGCTGTGTTTGCCATATCAAACTGTCTGATGCAGTATCACTAACATCGTCTGGAGTACCTGTGCCTACGGCTGTACTCACAGTGTACGGGGTCAGTATTGGACTCACAAACTGATTAGGAATTACATTAGTATCATAAAAGGCCGGAACATCAAAGTCAGTCATAGTTCCTTGATAATCATCTAACCCATTGTAGATCAAATTAAATTCACGTATTTGCACATGATATGGTTTGACTTCGTTGATGTATTCTAACACAAAATCTTGATTGTCTCGTTGATATGTTTGGAATGCAACCAATTCACGAATAGTATGATCCACATCAATCAACGAAGTCTTTGACAACCAGTCAGGAGCTTCAAACTCGCTAAGTGCAAAATTAAACATCAAGATCAATGCGCGATTGCGATCAATCAACAGCTCATCAATCAACAGTTCTTGATTGATCGCTTGAATAACTCGGCGTGTTTCAATCACAGGCTCTTGGTCAAAATATTGTGCATCAAATACGTCTACATCAAATCCAAAGCGGCCCAATTGATAGTCCCACAATTCAGCAGAGATTTCTATAGTACCATCTTGCAGGGCCACACGATCCCATGTGTCAGTGGCTACCCGCAGATATATTTCCCACTTGCCCTGCGAGTTAGCAGTGACTCGCACACTGGATCCTACTGGCGCTTGATACAAACTCAACTTGCTGAGGTCACTGTATACCCCCACTGTGGCAACAACCAATTTGCTAGGATTGTACCCTGGTAGATACCAGTTGATATAGCTCCAGTACCTGCGAGTATCGTAGTTTTGTACTCGTACTAGATCTAATGTGGCAAATGTTTTTGTTGCAGTGACTTGGTAAATGGTCCATAGGCCATTCTGAGTAGAATCACTCACCACAAGATATAGATATCCAACTGGAACTGATGCAAGATTCTGATAACTCAACTCTTCAAGGTCGGCTACTCTCTTATCCCAAGCGCCTGTACCTGCTGTTGGCTCGGGTTCCCTGCTGTTTAGCAATGCAAAACTGCGAATTTCAGTGATAGGATACTGTGCCAGCACTGAGTTTACTCGACCAAAATAGTTTTTCAGTGCCAAGAATCTATCAGCAAACATACTTTGTCGCGGACGGAATTGTACGCCGTAACGGTTGGCTGGGCTTAGATTAATATCAGGTACTGCTGCGCCAGTGGAATTAACTCCGCAAAGACTATCTATAAATTTAAGATACAAATTGTCAGGAAGGAAACCATCAGCACGATCTTGAGGAATCAAACTGTATTGTGTGTGAACATTGTCACTGGTTAGTTCTTGATCAAACTCAATGCTGAGTATGGTATCTTGTGCAGAAATATCATTTATTGCATTGTAGATACCAGTTGCACTGGCGCTTAGGAATGCCACATAAGGAATACCTGAACTGCGTGGATCTGCAATGTACGTAGAAATACCAGTGGTACTGAGTGTTTTTCCAGCTGTGGTATTGATTGTGGTAATACCTTTTACCCAGAAATAATAAGTGATGGCAAAAATTCCATTGGAGTTTACTCCATTGGTTGCATTGTAACTGATAATATCTCGTGGTGTACCTGGACCAGTGTATTCAGCTGGTGGTACTGTGCTACTAACCCATTGATATACATCAATAGATGATCCTGGGAATATCTGTGCCCAACGTCGAGCCGCGTAAGTGATGTTGTCTTGATTGGGATCAATGAATCTCACACTGTTGGTATCCCACCAAATTTCTCCCACATGTGATTCAGCCCATATTCTACCAAAGTTGTTTACTGGACCAACATTGTATGCAGCAGGGTCTACTACACTAGTATAGTTAATATTCTCAGCAGCAGCACCCAGTATTTTTCCTTGCAATGGATCAATGAAATCAAAGAATGTGGTCTTGGCACCTGTGTTAGCACTGTAACTGTACACAGAATTAATCAATTTAATATCAACCACAGGCAGTTGTTCATGTATCACTGCCCAGGCTGGTGTAAGCGTGTCATTTCTAAATACTGCCACACGACCATAATTGAGTTCACTTAAAGTGCTGTCATCAACATCACTGCCTGGACTACCTATCATCAATACACCATTGGTGTAATCTATTGCAGTACCAAACTGATCTAGTTCACGTACACGTTGATCATAAATTTGTTGTCCAAATGCAAACTTGCCTGGATCTCTAACAGAGTCAGCTGCACTAGGTAGATAATCATATGTGTACACCACACCACTTTGATACAACGGTCCATTAAATGTAGTAGTACGACCATCAAAGTAAGTGGTGCCTTGATCAAATGTGTTTGGACGATACAGATTTCCGCCTGGCGCTCCCACAGTTAATGTATTAGCAGATGTATCAATGTTTAATGCTGCACCAAAATTGGCATTAATTGACGGTGCCGGACTGGTAATGGTTTGTGTGTATGCATAGGTATTGAATCCCAGTGATTGGAATATAGTTCCAATCAAACCAGGCAATACACTAAGACGATTGGTAGGATCAGCAGCCAACACATTCTTCACACTCACGGTCAACAATCCAAATGCTGCTGTTCCACTAGTACCAGTACTGGCTATTATATTGGCAATGCCTGATGTGTTGATGTCGTTGGCCAATATTGTTACCCAGCTGCTTGGGTTCCAATAAGAAACGTCAGTAATTGCAATTCCAGCAGGTACCGTACGTATGGCTTGATATATTTTCTGACTATCCTGCACTAGGCTATTGGCAGACCAAATTACTGTGCTGATCCATTGATCTGGATTGCTCAAGACCACTTCTTGATTGTTGATTCTGATACTTTGTCCTGGTGTCAATACAGGATTGACGTTTTGGCTAGTGGTAGTACCGTACGAGCGACTTTGATTTACATTGCGTTGTACTGATCCAGCGTTTGCTAACACAGAACTATCTTGTGGTGCACCGGTGTACACACTGCAACTGTATTGGCAAACATCCACACTAGCACCAAAGTTAGCAGCCACACTTGGCGCATTAGCGTTTACAATTTGTAATAGACTAAATGTGTTGGGTTGTATTTGTAATACATCTCCTACTGCCAGTGGAACTGATACTGTGACTGTGGCTCCGTTTACAGAGAATGTTCCACCTATGTTGTCCTCAGTGTTGAGCAAGAAGTTATTGTTTAAATTTACAAAAGTGGGTGCAACTAGTACACCACCATCCACAGTGTAAGATGTTTGTGTGGAATCAGTTATAACAAAGTTCTGCACTGAACGATCGTATGCATAAACTGTACCAGCATCTACCTTATTATCAGCATCAGTATTTGGTGCACCAATTAGAACCTGTGTACCATCAACAGTACATGCAACACTTTGACCAAATCTACTGTCATTGGGCAATCTAGCTGTGATAGTAGTAGATGCTGTGGTTTGTTCCAGTGACACAAGATATGTGCCTGTTCCACCTGTGCCGCTGACTAGTGCTGTGATACTGGTACCTTGTGTAACACCTGCGCCACTGAGCAGCATCCCAACAGAAAGAGACGGAGAGCCATCAGGTATACTAGTAACTGTGAGTATATTTCCAGCAATTGATGCTGTGAATTCAATGGTAAACTCTAAAGTATCAACAAATGTGTAGTAACTGTTGGTGGTTACTGTGATGGTTGAGTCGTCGGCAGGTGCTACAAAGAATATTAAATCTCTGCCAGCGGTACTGTAGTCTGCATTAAATTCGTAATCAATATTTGGGCGTTGCAGTATTCCGTTAACAGAAACAATAAAACTGTAAATGTCGACTGCGGTATACAAATATTCATTTAGTGAGAACAACCAAGTTGAACCATCACCAGTATAATTTACAGAAGTTCTACGACCAATTTGTAGAATCAAATCACTCGGTGGAGTTGATACAAATACCACACTAGTAGCTGTTAAATTATAATCAAGTCCTTCTGTTAGTTGAGTGTTATTCAATACCACAGTAAGCTGATTGGGATATTGTGAATCAATCACAATGTAATCGCTGTAATTGAAACTACCTGTAGTGCCGTCGGTCACATAGTTTTTAGTTTGCGTTTGAACTTCTACCAAGCCATATGCAAATACTTTGTTAATACCCGGTGCACCAATATACATCCAATGCTCATCTTGACTGATTGCCACACTGTATCCAAACTCAGCTGGATACACTAGATCAGTGACAATAGGAACTGTAAGCACACTTGAAGTTGTGAAAGTGCCGGTGCCGGGAATTCTATAAACCGTGGCTGCATATCCTAGATTATTATCACTGACTGGAGCTCCTATTACTTGCCAAGTTTGATTACCAATGCTCACGGCATGCCCGTATCCAATGGTATCCACTGCATTGAGCTCAAGAACAGAATTTTCTGCAAATGGGTTAATCACTGTTCTTATATAAGTGTATGCCGCACCAGTACCTAATGTGCTATCAGCGGCCGCATTATAACTTGGGCTACCAACAATTGCATAGACATTGTCTTTGTTCTGTGCTACACTTTGACCAAATTGACTATTGGTTTGAGGAACAGCAGCTTTTATTTCGGCTGTGGATGTGAAAACCAATTGTTTTTCCAACACTTGCCACAACCCTAAACCATTATTATCTACCCATACCTTATTGCCTGGAATCAAACTATTGGCATATGGCAGTGTGATCACATCACTGGCCTGTTTCACCCGCTGAGTTTGCAATACAAAACCAATACCGTTACCGACAGCAGTGATTTGGCTGGTGTTAACAAAACTAAACACAGCAACCAGCTGGTTAATACTTGGTATACGTACTACTTCATATACTCCGTCGACTTCGTCTGAGAAGAATCGAATTATAAACAAACGCCCAACAGTGGTAATACCATGAGGTTGAGTAAATGTAAACACACTAGTGCCATCAAGATTTGTAGTAACTGTGCTTAGATATCCTGGAAGCTGGCCAGTTCTAAAAATCCCCCAGTCGTAACTATTAACTCGTGCTATCCATATGTCAGTTCCTACATTGATACTGTCAATGTTGGCATTTATTTCTGAAGTGTTTGCAATATCAAACACGGTGATATCAACGTCATCAAAATTCACATAACCAGCACTGGGCAATGCTGAATCTTCTATAGGCAAAGTCACTGTGGTTAATATGTCTGGGCTGGTTATCTTGTAACTTGTTTTCCACAAGTTGCTCAACAGAACTGTTTGTTCAGCCAAACTAGATTCGTTGGGCAGAATAACTTGAATAGTGCTAGGGTTAGAAGTAAGCAATGCTTCGTTGAGTTGCAGTTCATAGAAACTGCGATTGGCATTGGCGCCGTATACTCCGCGAAGTATAGCCCAGTTTTCATAGATCTGATACTGTGCAGGACCATTCCTTATGTCAGCAAAAGAGAATATGTCGGCAGCACGTAACGTGCCCTTGGTACCTAAAAATTGTTGATATAAACTGACTTGGCTGGTACTATCTAATTCTAGATTTACCATGTACTGTCGAGGTTTCCATCCAATCAGTGCATATGAGAATAGATCTTGATTGAGTTCAAGATTGGCAGTGTAGATATTGTAACTGTTGGCCAGTTGATTGCTCTTGTTGGCCAAGTTAGGTAGTAATCCTTGTTGGATTAATGTGTAGTTAGACACTCTCCAGTTGTTGATATCAAACTCTGCAGATGGCTGCACTATGTCAATGGCACTATAATAAGTATTTTTCCATTTTACAATTTCACCACGAGCATATTTCTTCAATGGATTCCATTGATTGACATTGTCTTGATTTAATATGAATCCCTGAGCATTTAATTGCCCGTTCCATTCTGTGGTGGTCCATCCTACAAGTCTAATACGACTTTGTCTTGCAGCAGTTATAGGATCGTAAATCAAGTCAGCAAAGATACTGGTATTGTCCAACACAATCATGTTCTCATAACTGGTGAACTTGATGTTCAGGAAGTTGATGGTTTCACTGGTCAAGCTGGTAATAGTAAAAGTATTGTTCAGACGTTCAATTACTAAATCTCTAGCGTTGAATGGCACACGGTCAGCGGTTAACACCATGTTTTCAGTGGTTTGTACTGCAATGCTGTCGACAATTGCGCCAGCACGCTCCACAATCAATTTGTTTGCACCAGGATTCAAATTGATGATACTACCAGTATTCCATCCTTGATTGCTCCAGTACAAGAATTCACTGACCATTTGATTCCAATCCAACACATATCCATTTTCCAATGTGTCGAACACAAGACCTTGACGTTGTAGCAATGCGCCGTAACTCAACAAGAAGTCAGCTACTAATGTTTGATTGGTAAACACATAACCATATGGTATCTGTACCACATTATCAGTATATGTCACCGGAACACGAACTGTACTATTGCCAGCTGATATAACTCCCAAATTACCATTGATCTTGCTTTGCAAAATGTTAAAATATGGTTGACTCATATTGTAACCATACACTGCCCAGCCTGTGGCAGTGCTTTGCACAATCACACTAGAGTACGTGAGTTGTGCAAATGGTACGTTTTTGTAAAACAACAAATTATAACTTTCGTCGGGCAACAACAAGTTAGAGTTTAAACTGTTAGGACTAGATTTTTCAGTATACAGTTCCAGTAGATTTTTACCAGAGAATGATGCCATCCTATAGCATAATCTCACGTCAAGATTTTTAAGATCAGCTGTGAGTGCGTCAGTTGAGTTGATACCACTGACTCGGTTAAAGTCCACTATCCAATCAATGTAGCTGGCCTTGCTGACACCGTTACCATACACCTCAACACCATTGGCATCTAGTCTGTAACGATTGTTGTACAGATACTGATCGTAATCAGTGTCAAACTTGTACAAGTCTCTGTCAACAAATAATGAAAAGAATTCAGCAGGGCGAGTCAATGCCAACAATCGCATGATGGCAAATGGATATGCACTTGAAGTGCGCCAGGCATTTTCTACAGGGCCGTCGTCTCCTGCTACCCAGCTCTTACGGAAGTCGGCTGAGTTGAAGTTGCCTACTATCACTTGCTGTGGGCTTAATAATGCTCCTTCGCTGTCAACTGGAATCACTTGTAATAATTCAGGGCGAATGTATTCAGGAAGAACATAAGGAGCCACTGGATCTCTTACCAGGCCCGCAGCTAAGTCGCCCCATAACACCAGGTTACCTGAAGTGTAAGGTGCTGAACCATATTGATTTTCCCACCAAATTGGGCGTTCGCTGAATCCCAGCAACTCCCAAGGTCTTGTGTCTGGATAGATAGTATCGTAGAAGTAATTGTAGATACCGCGCCAGGCACCAATCAACAATGGGTCACTGTTGAGTTTGTTTGATGCTGTACTGTAATTCCAAGTAAACTCGTTGTTTGCAACATAGTCTTGTGTTTTGTAATCAAGTTTGTTCCATCCTACCCAAGTCAAAAAGTCTTGATTTAGAATATTTTGTATTTCTACTAGACTGTAATCGGTAGTACGGAACTGGCCTGGAATCACGTCTGCCGCAGTTAATGGTACAGGATTACCATCCAGTTTCAAGTTGTTATAAACTCTAGTTTCAAATTCCAACAATACCTGATCACGGAAGTCACCGAATGCTCTAGTGATAGATCCATCATGACCGCGAATAACAAATGTAGGTGTTACATAAGTTTCATCTAAGAATATTTCAGGCACATACGCTGAATACAATCCCAGTTTGGTAGGAGTGTTAGGAACATAACTACCAAAAGTAGTTTCGTACTCCTGAATGGTCACAACTTCGCCTACTGCCAGTGGTATCAAGATTGTAATGATTGGTGCATCAACACTGACTGTGTATTCTACATTTCTGGTCAGCAGTTGATCATTGATGTATACCAGCAATGCTTGATAATTAGCAGAAGTGTAATTGTACACTTGTGTGAGATCAAATATCTGTGTGGTGATTGGTGTCACAGTGGTTTGAAGCTGTGTGTATACTGTGCCGGTGGGCAACATGTCTGACCAATAGAATGGATTTGAACTGGTACGGCCTGTGTTGATTTCAGAAAATACTGCATTTAATATTTCCGCCACTGACATATTTGTGTAGTCACCTTGAGCTGCTGTGTTCAAGAACTGTGCTTTGAATTTTTCGTATTCTCTAGAATTAAATGCCAATGACGCAAAAATATCGTAATCGGGCTTGCGCAAGAAGTACCCAGCCAATGTCATAGGTGAGCTTTGTTGTAAAATGCTCAAACCGTAAGGAACAATATTGCCCAGGTCTCTGGTGTTGTTAGCACCATTTACATCACCAGTGAGATTGACTAAATTTT